TACAAGAGCAAATGGGTTTAGCTGAAATAAATTTTACAGATGAGTTTACAGCAAGACCTCAACCAGGCTCTACTCCAGCTATATTTGAATCAGAAGTCTTTAGACCTTTTACTCAGTTTAAAAGATTCTTAGCTCACGTTACAGCTAACATGGTGCCTCGTATATGGAATACTTATATTAAAAGCGCACCTCCAGGAACTTCATTCGATACTTTTAGTTCTGTTATAACTATTATGGTTACAGCTTATTTAGCTCAAGCACTTAAAGATACTATCGCTTATGGTGGTACGCCTGATTGGATAGAAGAAGAAGACGATAAATTCTTTAGATCTTCTACTTATAGAGCTATGAACTATACAGGATTCTTAGGTACTCCAGAGCTTATGTTAGAAGAACTTAATAGTATATGGAAGAAAGGAGTTAACTCTGCAATAGATGATGAACAAAACTCTATAGCTGCAATAGCTATGGAGATAGCTGCTGTTGCACCTTCATTAGGTGTATTACAATCAGACGTTAAAGCCTTTAGAGAAGGTGGAGAGAGAGGCGCTGAAAGAGCAGTAGGTATGATACCTTTTATAGGTAGCTTACAAGTTACTAAACAACCATTAATTGAGCTTATAGAAAGCTTAAATTCAAAGGATAATTAAAATGGCATTTACAAGAACTCGTGGAATTAGGACAGATCTACCTCCCGAAACACCAAAAAGAATGATAGATACTAGCAATATACCTTTAAATGATATAGAAGGTATACAAGAAAATATAGAGAATACTGCATATGCTAATGTGCCTGCTAGACAATCTGTTTTAGAAGGAGTGGGGGCATTACTTGCCTCGACTCCTCTTACTTCTAACGAAGATATTCAAAGCGCTATAGACATTCCTAGTGACAATACAGTAGTGTCTCCGTTACCTACTTCTGTTCCAGCTGAAACACAAATGCTAACAGAAGGACAATCACGAATAAATGAAGATAGATATGCTGAGAGATCTGAACAAAGATTTAAAGAAGCTCAAGGAGGTTTTAATCTTACAGATCAACAAGGTAATTTTGATTCATCAGTTACATTAGATTCTCTTACTGATTTATCTTCTACAGTAGTTAACAAGGTTAATAAAATAGAATCTATTTGGGATGAAGGTGAGGCTGCGACTATAAATAACTTTGCTGAAAGTCAAACAGAAAGGTTAGCAGACCCTGAATCTAGTTGGAGTAAATACTACGGTGAAGCTAGACCTATTGATAAAACAAGTAAAGAAGATCAACTACTTGTTTCAGGTCTTACAGTAGCAGGTGCTAGTTGGTTTGACGATATCACTATGAAAAGATATTTAAAACAAGCAATGGATGATGGTAACTTTAACGAAGAAACCAGGAATATGACTCCTTATGAAGTACAAGAGTACAGAGATAATCGAGAAATAAAAGAACCTTTAAGTGAAAAAGAAATTGTAAAGTCTTTTGAAGAAGGAGAACCTATACTTAACGCTATGATTTCATCAGGTGTAAATAACTTTATGAAAGTTAATCCTACTGATCTTGCTCCTTTAGAAGCTCAAAGAAATACAGATTACAGAACAGCTAGACAAGAAGGTATTCCAGCACAAGAAGCTGAAACAATAGCTAATAATAATTATAGAGCTAATGTGTCTAGACAGAAACAAGAAGACTTAGAAACTGCAAGAGAAATGTCTATAGTTTATCTTAAAGATTTAACAGATCAAGGCTACATTGCTTGGGCTCGTAATTTAAGAGGTAAAGTAATACCAATAGAAACACCTAAGTTATTAGGTAGTAATATGATATCTCCTTCGAGTAAAATAAATATACTATATAACATAGGTGCTAGAGATAGTAGAACTGCCGGTGTTATGGCATCACCTAATCCAAGTATAGTTCAATCTAAGTTAGATGATAATACTAAACAAGTATTTTTAAACAAGATGGGTAAAGTAATACCTAGTAATGCAGCTCAAACTGCAATGGATTTACAAGGTAGTGTAGGTATAGGTGTAAACCCTATTTCTTTAGCTGCAATGAATCAAATATATAAAAGTAAAGATCCCTTGTTTGCTAATACACTATCTGAGTTAGGTGATTCTGCTTTTGCAAAATATTTATCTAAGCATGACAATGCAGTTGCTCAAAAGATAATGGAAGATAAACAAGCGTTATTAGATAAAGAAGTAGAAGATGTAAACAAGAGAGCTAATAGTGGGTTAACTTTGTTTACAAGAATTAAACAATCTTTATCTACACTTAGGTATTTTCCAATCACTAATAACCTTAATATAACTGGACAAAAAGGAACTACCAGAACTACTATGAGTTTTAGAGGTGTTGCTCCAGTTAAAATAACTAATGAAATATTTAAAGATAACAAAAAAGTTTTAGGTAAAGCTAAAGAAATATATTTGTCTGATAATACTTTTGATACCTTGTACAGAGGTCAGTCGGTTAACGACAAACTACATAATCTTAAGAATACAAATAACGATGTATTTCAAGCAATGAACTTTTATTACAACCTAGGGTTTCAATACATGAAACACATAGATCCTTCAGGTGCAGATAACTTTCTTCCTAACAAACCTACTTATACTTGGAGTACTCCTGAGATAATAGAATATGGTATGTCAATGCAAGATAATGCAAGCAAGTTAGGTAAGCAGTACATTGATAGTATTACTAATAATACCTTAGTAGATTTTGCTAACGAAAATAAATGGATGACTGATAAAGGGGAATGGCAGTATCCTTCTACTGTTATAACTGATGCTTATCAAATACAACAAGCACTAGATAATGGTGGTAATCCATATTTAAGGTTAGAAAATCTAATGGAACAAGATGCTAGACAATCTAATGCAGGAATTATATCTTTATTAGTAGGAGACGACACTACTGCTGGTTTACTGGGAATGGTTAATGGTTCAAAGGCTGCTTCTTTTTCTGGTTTAAGAGAAAAAATATTTAGTAGTTATAAAGACGATATTACTAGCACCTTTGGGATTGGAGAAGCAGGATTAGCTAAAGCTTGGACTAATTTATTTACACAATTAGCTAAAGGAGGCGAAAGTAAAGCCGCTAAAATATATTCTCGTGGTTTAGTTGTTGCAGGCTTATATGGTAAGACTACTCAAAAAATGTATTCAGAAGCTACTGATATGTTAGCTCAAATAAATGCGGCGACTTATAATAATCCCGAATTGTTTGAAGCGTTTAATGAGTTAACAAGTAATTACTCTGATGGTGTTAATAGTATGGAAATACTAGATGACATAACTGACATACTAACTACTGCGTCTCACTCACATATGAGTAAGCTTAACGGTTATCAAACAGCTATGAAAAGTATAGGTGGGGCAATGGCCGCTATTAATGCTCCAACAAGTATACGTAATATGTTAGGTGGTATTCAACAAATATCAGGTAATAATTTAAGCCCTATCCTTCGTGATAATATTGAAATGCAAGTGTTTGGAGATAATATTAGTAGAAAAAATGTAGCTGGAATGAATATAATTCAATACGAACCAGCTCAAGACAGAGCTAGGTCTGCTGCTACTAGGATAGATGATAGAGGAGAAGTGACTAAACAACGAGCAGGTACAGCACAAAGAAATGCTTGGCCTGTTGATATAATTCAGGGTGGTGACTCTACTATTATGACTCTTGCTTTGTTAGCTATGAATAGTCCTTCTTCAGGATTCAAAGGTAATCCTGTTCAAGTACAAGTAATACATGATGCTGTTTTAAGCGGACCTGAAGGTCATCTTATTGCAACTAATGCCTACAATAATATAGCAATACCAGTATACGCTAAGAATGTTCAACCGTTAATGAGTAGTGTTATTGTTTCCTATAAAGAACACCTTAACTACATTAAAAGTAAATACGGTACTGATGGAGCTAACATTGGCACTCAGTTTATAGCTGGAGAAGATAATGTTAACACTTCTTTTCATGGTCTTACAGGATATTTCGATAGGTTGTATGATATAGCTTACCGAGGAGCAGAAGATACTATGGATAATCCAGATATGTCTGTTGAAAATAATCTTAGAGGTAACTTTATTACAAGTAGACAATATGATAGGTCTCCAGATAAACAAAAAAGTAATGCTAAAAGTAATTTAAAATATAAAGTTATGTTAGAAATAGCTAGAGATAATGGCTATAAACCTCCTACTGAAGGTAACGATGAAGCAAGAAGAGTTAATAGAGTAACAGGAAAAGAGTTTACTAACTTAATAGATATAATGAGAGCAGGTAGTGGTTTGCTTAATACTAATGAGAGAGCTATACCTGCATTATATGATGCATGGGCAGAACTTCCTGCTGGATTTAAAGTATCTGTGGCTTCTACTCAATATCACATGGTACCTTATTCTAAAGGAAGAGGTGGCAAAGAAAATGGATCAGAAACAAGTGGTGTTTTAAGTAAGATCACTGGCAATAATCCTAACTTTGTTAATACTGTATTAAAAAATATGAAAGGAAATACAGGCTTTATAACACACCTTAGATAAACTTAAATACCCCGTAGTACAATTGTGTACTTCGGGGTAATTTTTATTTTAACTTAAGTTAGGATATAATTTTCTTGCTAAATTTCTAGCATCATTATAAGCTTTGTCTGCTTCTTTAATTGCTTGTTTTTTATTTCTACCTGATAACAAAGCATTTTTAATATTGCGTTGGCGTTGTGCCTCAGCTGCTGCTTTATTTATTCCAGGTCTGTAAGCTAAACCTGGAGATAGATCTAATGCTTCTATTAACTCCATATCATCTAGGTTTAACTCTGAGTCAGCAGGAACTAAGCCTTGTCTAACCATTTCTGCACCTACATTATAGGATTTCTTTGGTCTATCTTCCATGTTCTTCTTCCTTTGTTTCTAATATACCGTTGTGTGCTAAGAATAGATCATACTGTTCTGCACCTATATTGGCATCATCTTGTTTACTAATAAAATAATCACGCATATTCTCTCTGTTGTATGCATAAGTATCGGGGTCAATACCTTCAATCTCACAATAGCGTTCATCAGTCATTAGTGGTTTTTTATTTTTACTAAGTAAGTACCGATCACGCAAAGCAAACCAATTGTAATGAGTTTTGTTTGTCATGTTTCACCTATGAAAAGAAGTTACGTGAACCAATGACTTCGAATATATCTAGGTCACCAAGCTCTGGTACTTCTATGGTGCAGTTATTATTTGTTACACAATCTTTAACTGCTTCCAAGGGGTTATCGTTGCTGTACATCTCAACGAATTTTTCTTGTGTTATTTGTTTTAATAATTCAACATCAGAGGCATGGCAACTAAAGCTATCATGTACTGCACCGAAGTTGATACCGAATTTATCTATCACTAGTGCCATGTGAGTAGCGTCTTGTGAATGAATGTAGTTAGGAGAGATACCTGCGCTAGCTTCTCTTCTGTTTGTTGTATCTAAGTATATCTTAGCTACGTGATTGATACGCCCTGGTTGTTTAGATGCACCACCAATTACACCACGTAAGGTAGACTTACAAGTGTCTTGTCGTGTAGCATTAACTTTGTATATAACAGGGAAGCCTGATTTAGTCATCCAACGTATGTCATCACCTGCATATCCTTTAACTAATACTAGTTTACATTCAGATAACTTAGAGTTAATCTTGTTTAATACTAGTGTGTTTTCTACAGTAGGATTAGCTCTTTGTTCTTTGTTAGCTATACGAGCTTCTTTCTTGTACTTACTTATAGTAGAGTTAGATATCTTATTACCATCAGGGTCTTGATACTCGAAAGTACCTAGCTCCCATTGCGCTAAGTCTTGTAGGAACTTCATTGTTGTCTGAGAACCAGGACACACATGTTCAATAGCCTTAAGTATATGTGGAGCTAACTCATCACAATCTATCTGAGTTATATTATACTGTTCATCTGCGCCAGCCTGTACACAATCAGAATACATTGATTCAGCTATTGTTTGTGCTCCTGCAGAGTAAGCTCTTGTCATTGTAGCTCTCTTAGAGATTAACTTACGTATCTCTGCATAAGACATAGGTCTGTTTATAAAGAAATCAGGAGCTAACTCAACTATCTTTTGAGCTACCTTAACATATAAGTCATGTGGTACTGCGCTGTCTTGTAGTGCTACTAAGTTACCTGTCTTATTATCCCTAGATAGTGCGGCTGAATGTTGGTAACCATTACATGTGCCGTCAATAGCTACAGGTATACTTGATGTTGGCATTTCACCTGCATCTTCCATATCAGCTATATCACACCACTCTATACAACAAGCTAGAAACACTACTGGCTTCTCACATTTATGTAAGATGCTATTGTTAGCTGTGTTCTCTATCAGATCCCAGTTATTATTAAACCAGTTTATTCTATCTTCAAGAGAAAACTTATCTACACTTATGGTATCTATACCTTCTTTAATAAGCATATCATTATAGTCTTCTTCTACCCAGCTAGGTATTTTATTTACATTATACTTCTCATTGTAAGAGTTAGCTGTGTGTATAGCTAAAGCTCTCTTACCTTCACCATCAATTAATTTAGATTCACTGAAGGACATAAGCCCTCTAGCCATATCGTTACCCTGATAGTTCATGTAAGGCTCTTTGTAGTATACTCTACCTCTGTAATCTAGATCTACTAAAGAATAAAACCTAGGCCACTCAACTAGTTGTTTAGCTTTACCTAAAGTAGTTTTAATCTCTGCACGTTTAGCTCTAACTTGTAGAGGTCTTAAAGTCTTTTCCCATTCTTTAGCTATAGTATTATACGCTTGTTTGTTAGCTGAAGAAGGGTTCTTCTGATACTTCTCATATGCAGTCTTTAATACTGATTTAGGTATAGCATCTTTATACATAGGTGTATCTTCAGGTAGTATATCTTCTATCTTATCTATAAGAACATCTAATACCTTTGGGTTTATCTTCCAGGAGGTTTGTTGTAGATTATTAGCTGCTCTAACAAAAGATGAGTCAATATAAACATTATTAAACTTATCTTTCTGTTCTTGAGGTGCTGATATACCCCATCGTTTTATTAAAGGGTAATTCTTAGGTTGCATTATATTACTTATAGCTTCAGGTATCACATCTACTGTATATACGAGTAATCCTTTGCTCTCAATAAGTTTAAACTCACCTATCTCTTCCCAACGGTCTGTTGGTTCAATCATATAAGGTGCTTGAGCATTGTAAGCGCCAAAGCCTTCTGCCCTTTTAACTGTAATAAAGCCTGATTGTACATAGGCTTCTAGCACTAAGTCACCTGTCCTTATTGACTGATGAAAGCTACACTTAGCATTGAAGTATCTAGTGAATACGTGTTCACCAATACCTGTACTTACTTGTGTAACTTTAGCTAGACCTATAGGTTGTTCAGGATATTCTCTAGTAAAGTTAGAGGACATCTTATCGAAAGCTACTTGTACTATATTAGGTAAGCTCTCTTTAAAGCTAGATATAGTACGTAAAATCTGAGCACCCTTATTTGCTTTAGGGTTATTCATATTTACACTAGAAACTTTTGTTATTAGATAATCCACCACTTCATTTAGAGGGTCTTTCAAGTTATCTTCCATTTAGGTATTCCCTTTTAATAATGGACTTCAATTATATATTAAGGCCAGCTAACATATCATCGTATAATCCATCGTGTAATCTGCCTGTTTCATAATCAAACTTACAAGTACCTGCTGGACCTGTCTTACCAGTATATCTTGATTTTAATACTGATAGTTTGATTGTGTTTCTTTCTTCTTCTTTCTCTGCAGTTATATTACGAGCAAAGGCTAGTATATCGTGAGATATTTGTTTGATAGAACCAGAACCACGTATATCATCTACAGTAGGTAATCTACCTTCTTCAAATGATTGACCTGCTGTACCCATCTTTCTTAAGTGAGACACTAAGCCTATCCACACGTTATGTTGCTTGGTTATTCTTAGTAGATCATTCATTACCTTATCTATAGCTTCGTTACCCGTTAGCCCATCGGAGCCTTCAGATACTAGTATAGTTATATGGTCAATGAACAAGTACTTACACCCAGATAAAGCCATGTATTCTAGCTGAGATATAATACCATTAGACATAGAACCACAGTGATCTAACACTAGTACTCTATCTTTAAACTTATCGAAGCCTACTCTTAGTTCATCTAGCTCTATCTTATCTGCAGCTGGATTTTTGTTTATAACCATGCCAGCTAGCTTTCTAGTAGTTTCAGCGGGGCTCTCTTCCAAGGCAATGATACCTATCTTCTCATTAGTCTTATCAATTATATCTAATACTATTTCTCTTAGCATAGTAGACTTACCTGCACCAGTACCAGAAACCCATAAGCTTATTTCACCTAGCCTCATACCTTTAATCTTATCATTAAGCCCTGAGAAACACTCCGGGTAAGGTAAAGATTCTATCTCATTATATTCTACTAACTTACTCCACAGATCTTCACCAGTAATAATACCTTGAGGACTGTATTGTTGTGCATCCCATATACCTCTGAGTAATGCCATATGTCCTGTGTTAGTTAAAGCTTCTGATGCATCTTTGTGTTGTGTCTTAGCTACCTTTACTTTATCAAAGCCAATAGCATTAGCTAACTTATCTACCGCTATATCACCTGCTTCATCTGTATCTATGAATAGTATAACTTCTTCAAATGATCTAAGGTAATCTCGGTTCTCTACTACTGCCTTTAAGTTAGATGCAGAAGGTATAGAGACTACAGGATAAATTATACCTGTGTTATACTTACTATATGCTTCTGCTACAGCAAGGGTATCTTCTTCACCTTCAGTAATAACAATACGCTTACCACCTCCAGCAAATATATTCTGACCGAATAAAGTAAGAGGTAGTCTTCCTTCTACTCTAAAGTCTTTAGGGAATAATCTTTTCTTACTACCTACTACTACATTGTTCTCATAGTAAGGGTAGTATACGGCACTAGTACCTCCATCAGAGGATACTTCTCTTGTAACACCAAACATCTCACATATCTTAGTAGATATATTACGTTCAGCTGATGTACCAAAGGGTAAAGACTTTATTGGTACAACAGTATTTTCTTCTTTCTTAGCAAATGCTTTCTTGTTACCCTCACAGTCTGGAGTGAAACACCATGTAGACCCATCATCGTATTCACATTTATTATTAGATGAACCACAAGAATCACAGTTAGTCTTTCTAATTATTCTACCCATCGCTATACTCCTAGCTTGTTACACATTATTAATTGTTCAAATGCAGATTCCACACTTAATTTAGGATTGTTAATTAAGATTTCTGCCGCAAGTATTTCTTTAAGACGATATATTGCTTGTTCCCTCGTCTCCCCAGTCGTCACTACATTCACCCAACCCTTTACGAATGTTGCTTGGTATTGGTCTGGATGATTCCAGTCCTTCTCCACTTTTATGTTGAATGTTTTTAGTAGTTCTTCGTCCTGTGCAGATATTATAGCGATCATCAAGTGTTCTCCTTAAGTATATAAGATCCATGTTGAGTTGCATATTGTCTTCCCAACCTCTACCATAATGTTCTTTCCAAAAGTCTTTTACTTTAGATAGGTGTTGATTCATAGGTACGCCTTCAAGTACCTTTGAGGCTTTAACCTTACCTATACCTCTTAGTCCAGGAATATTATCTGTAGAATCACCCATCATTACTTGAGTATGTAGTAGTAATGAGGCTTCTTCTTCAGAGATATTAGTATAATCCTTTCTTCTTGTATTGTAATGTAGCCCTGGTACTTGTAACATATCTTTATCTATACTTACTATAATGCCAGGATCCCTTGTCTGCCAGATAGCTAACAGATCATCTGCTTCCATATCATCTGCTGTTACTGCTTTCCAGCCATCCTTTAAATAGTTGTAAGCATATTCAAAGAAATCTGTTTCTTCTTGAGTTAATTCTTTCTTTCTATTACCTTTGTATGGTGGGTAAATATCCTTTCTAAAGTTACCTATACCTTTGATAGCTATCATGCCATTACCGCCTTGTAGGTCTGACATTATATTAGTTATTGTTTGGTCTAGCTTCTTCTTAATATCTTT